TGATTCATATTTTATGTGATAACCTTTTTTTATAAATGTCCCGTTTGTACAGATTGCCAATTTATATTCTGTCATATTGAACAGTTCATCCCAAAAATATGTTGACAGTAATCCCGGCTCACCACCCGATAAATATACATCTTTCAATTTATATTTTATTGGTTTTATTTCGTTTAGTATTTCATCTTCATCATATGTACCGCTTGGGTCACGAGCAATACAATATGGACAATTCCAATTACATACACTATGGAGACCTATACAAAATTCATTTACATATAATTTCATCTTAGTTTAATTGTCGTTCCCATCATATTATTAATTTTTGTGGTGGAGTTTGTCCATACCAATACTGTGGGGTCATCATACAAGAAATCACAGTCTTTACAAAATGGGATTTCATCAAACCGTTCTTCTGAGTGCATCATCCTTAGCCAATTATATCGTTCAGAATTATATGCCTCTAGTATTGATTTGTCATCACAGTGAGATAATACGGCCTCTTCATCTCGTCCTAATGTCTGGCAGCACGGTGTGACGGCCAAGGTGTGTCCATTTATACCACCAGCCCTTATGGTAATCTCTTCAGCAAATGGGCGACCACATGTTTTTTTCACTCCATCTCTTTTGTTTATGTCCATTACTCCCGACCAATTATGCATTTTCCATATATCAGATTTACATTTTACGATATTGATAAAGTTTTTTTTGTATTTTTCTATGTCGGATAAGTCATTGATTATTAAATGATATGAACATACCTCACAGTTAGATGAACCGTGGTCTATATATTGTTTCATAGATATGACATTTTGTTTTATTTGTTCAAAGTGATCCCGACCAGTCATAAATTTGTATGTTCTTCGGTCATAACCAATAACTGAAAATCGAAATAATGACAATCCAGCATCAACACAATCTTCCATAAAGGAACCATTCATTAGATAACCATTTGAAAATATTTGTGTTTTTATATTATTTGTTACGGCATATTCAATATATTTAGGTAGGTTTTTATTGAGGGTTGCTTCACCAGAACCATCCAATTGGACAACTTCCACTCCAATATCAGAACACTCGTCTATTAATTTTTTGTACTTGTTAAAGGGGATAGATGAATCGAAATCTCCTCTACCAGCCATCTGAGGGCACATTTGGCAGGAATAATTACACCCCCCTTCTACCTCAATGACGGCTCTTTTTATTTTTACATATTTGTGTTCACTCATTTTAATTGTAAATTATACTCGTACCAGACTACCATCATCTTTTATCCACAAAGCATAGAAACTTATAACTGGTAATTTTTCTAGTGATGTATCAATGTTATATTTTTCTATAACCTTCATTTCAATTTCTTTAGGTAAATTATCTTCTATGTCTTTTAATGCTTTTAGATTTGGGAGATGGTCATCGATCAATCTTACTCGTCTGTATTCCCCAGTTTTTATGTATCTCATCATTACTTTTTTCTTGTTACCATCAATTGTCCCAGTTTTCATATTTCCAGTTCTTTCGATATACACATTAGGCGAATCAATTTTAATACCGTGATCTCTAAATGTATCCAGAAAAGTTTTCTTGTCATCAAAATCTGATCGAGCAGTTAAAAATATAACCTTACTTTTACTGTCCATCTTTTCTATCTGATGAAGCATTTTTTTAATTCTATTAACGGAACTTTTAATGGGGATTGAAGTTGATCTAAATAACTCGGCATCTCTGAATTGTTTAAAATCAAATTCCTCCCCATCTTTTAAATTGTAACTATTGAATTGTTGATTATCCAATTCCTTTACAACTTTACCATCTTTTTTTACTAATACTTTGGCAAATGTTCTAAACATTGTTTCGTCAATATCAACAAATGTAATACCAGCACCGTACCTATCACGGGTCATTTCATTTATGTAATCATTAAATTTCATTGTAATGTCCTTATGCTGGAGCAGTATCTACATATAATTCTACTACTTTTTCCCCAGATAAATATGTCTTTGATGCTGAAGTTTCTCCTACATCAACATTTCTTTTTATAACTCTATAAACTTTGCCATCTTCTACAGACAACATGGCATTTGTTGTTATTGTATACAAACCAGTTAGGTTATCATACGATACATCCGATACGGTAGCCTCAACACCATTAACATCTAGTACCCAAGCATCTTTGTTTACATCGCTTCGTGTGTCAAAGTTGATATCTTTTGACATAAATGTTGTTACACCTGATGCCGTCATATCCGATCTCACATACAAAACTGAATTTCTATATTCGGTTAATTCGATTGGAATCGTACTTACATTTCTGAGTGGCGTTCCATCATTTATTGTTACTCCTTCTGGTACAAAGAATGGTTCTGTGTAACCAGACCAAGAATATCCGTTCTTTCCTAAATCTGCCATTATTAAAAATCCTCCATTTTAATGTATAATAGTATTTATAAAATATAAATACATATGAATATAAAATAGGGAGAGGTATAATGAAATTCCAACAGTTTGTGATGAACGAAAATATTCTGGATAAATCACTGTCCATTATTAATAGATTACCATTTAATAAAGTGAAAAAATTTCTCAAAGGTGAGTTTGATAAATTTGTTGAAATAATGAAAACAACTGGCAAGGAAAAAGAGGCATTATCCATATTCAATAAATTTTTCGGTACTCGATATCATAGTTTTGAGGAAATACAAAAACAACATGTAAATGAATCCGATGATATGATAAATGAGGATTTGGCTCATTGGTGGGAGACAGTAAAATCAGAAGCATTTCCAACATTGGCCTTTTATCCAGCATTGACGGTGTGGTTGGAAATTGATAAATTGTTTAATGACCAACCTATGGATATAAAAAAGACAGTTGTATATGCTTCATTATGGATGTTACTCGTTAGCGGTAAATATGTTAATGGATGGTTGAAATGGAAAAAACAAAATCCAGATGAATTACATAATCAATAAAATAATAAAGGGGAAGAAAATGAATATCACAGAAATGATTGATAAGTATGTAGGAAAAAATCTTACAGAGGAAAAAGTTATTAGTATTAATGGCGGTTATACAATTGTAATACATACCAGCCATGCATATGATAAACCACAAATCACAATTTTAAAACCAAATGAAGTAAAGGATTATTTTTCTGATGATAACGGATTCGAGGATGCTGATTTAAAGAAAGTTCAGAAAATGAAAACGAACGATCATATTTGGGTTGGTGGTGATGAAGGCGTTGTTGTTGTAAAGTCTTAACAATTTGGGAGTTAAATAATGGATATATTAAAGAAAATTGATATGATGATCGGCGAGGAATTAACTGATGCCGAAAAGAAAAAGGCTAGGAAGGAAGAAAAGGAAGAAAAAGAGGACTATAAAAATGTCGGCCATGAACAAAAAGAAGATCCTGAGTGGGAAGAGGCCGAACATAATATTAATAATGATGAAGAGGAGTAGTTATAATGGATATAACAAAAAAGATTGATATGTTTATCAATGAAGATGACAGTGATTATAAGAAATTTTTCAATGGAAAATTGGAAAAATATGGGGTTAAATCTCCTTCTGAATTGGATGATGAACAAAAAAAGAAGTTTTTTGCTGAAGTCAAAAAAGATTGGAAGGGTTAATTAATTATATTGTTGGATGATTAAAAAAAATATTAAACAACATATAACCAAAAATTGTACCCCTTATACACCAGTTAACAAAGAAAAGTATAAGGGGTCTTATCCAATAATTTGTAGGTCAACTTGGGAGACTGCATTTTGTAAATGGGCTGACGGGAATGAGAATATCATATTGTGGTCTAGTGAAGATGTTTCGATTAAATATCAAGATCCAAATATGCCAATTAAAAATGGTAAACCTAAATTTAGAACATACTATCCAGATTTTCTCATACAAACAATTAAAGGTGAAATATTTTTAATTGAAGTTAAGCCTTATAAAGAAACAACACCCCCAAAACGGTCAACAAGAAAAAGTAACAAAACTATTGTCACTGAAACAAAGACTTGGAGAACCAATCAGGCCAAGTGGAGAGCAGCTAAAAGTTATTGTAAAAGGAAAGGATGGGAATTTAAAATAATCACGGAAAGGGAATTGTTTGGTAAAAAATAATGGCGATTAGAGTACAATATACAAAACGATTTAATGGTGTACAGTGGAAGTCTGGACATTTTTATAAATTTAAATATCAGGCTTGGGAAAATGACCCAGAACCAGTTATTTTATTGATGTATTCTTTTGCTGGTATACATCCAAATACAGGACATGAGTGGAGATTTATTCAAGGTATAAATTTTACTTACATCCCACGAACACACAGAAAGGCATTTGTTAATAGATGGATGATGGAATGGGAACATACAAATGGAAACTTTCAATTAACTTGGCAAAGGTTATCCAATGATTATCCTATGGTGAAGGATGCCGTTAGAAGATATTTTTATAAACCATCATATTATATCACAAAGGCTATAGAAATTCCAATGGAAGATATTGATTCCGTTGTTGTTGGTACTTGGTCAAAAGATTTCAGTAAGAAGTTGAGAACAAATTTGGTACAGAAGATGAGAAGGGTCAAACAAAATATACAGAGATTAGGTAGGTCTTCAAGAAGATGAAGTATATTAAATTGGATTTGACAATTGGGGAAAAAATTAAATTGTTACTCTTTGGTTTAATTTCTGAGGACAAACTACCAGTCAATACAGTGGAAGTTAAAGAAGTTGAATATGTACATACAACTACAAACTTGGATAAACAACCCCCACAAGAGAGTATAAATAAACTAGATGACAAAATTGACATTCCATTCTTTGATATGAATGATGAGGATGTGAAAAGTAATTTTTAGGTATATAATATGTATGATTTAGATAATATGCTATTTCAGAATAAGGAGATGACAGAAATGACAGAAAATAGTTCCAAAACTGTGGCGAAGAAAAAGACCACCAAGAAGAAGGTCGGTAAGGCAGGTATTGGTTTGGATGTCGGTACTGGTTTTTTGGTTGGTGCTGGTTATGATGGATCAAATAAGGCCGAGTTTGCCCCACTTAGAGATGCATTTTTTACGATAGATAAAGAAACATTTAATCGTTCTATGTTTGATAAGGGGAGTATGAAATATATTGAGGTGGGTAGTGATATTCATGTAATTGGTGAAGATGCATTAACTTTGGCAAAAATCAAAAATACTTCAGCAAAAAGACCACTTAACAGAGGAGTAATAAACCCACAAGAGAGAAATGCCGCACCAATATTAAGAGA